CCATCGCAGGTAATTTATTTTCCTGCTCATAACCGAATACGTGACGCGCCATCTCTACGCTAATTTCAACTGATTCGTTTACAGGAAACGTATAGCTGTTAAAAGCGTATTCATGGATCAAAGCCTTACCGCTTCGATTAGTCACATATACAGTTGTCATAGGTTAACAATGTCACCGTAAACAGTAATGTCGCAAGTACCGCTGCTTACCGCTGTGTTCACTCGTACAAACAGAGAACCAGCAGTGTAAGTCGTGGACAGCGCCGCAGTGGAAAGGGTCAAATCTTGCCACTTTGTTGTGCCATCCACAGAACTCAAAACAGTCGCATTGCTAACCGCATTGGACGTATTGCCATCATTAGATGTCAAAATTGTCACGTTTGCAGCAGCAATGCTCTGATTTGCTCTAGCGACAGTGATCCTGCGAACGATGTAAGAAGTACCACCCACAATCGGAAGTTGGGCAACCGCATTGCCAGTTGAGCCAACGCTGACGTTGACCGCATGAGCAATAGCAAAATTGCCAAACCCGTCTGGGTATAGCGAACCTACATGGTTAGCATCCATGTCGCCCCCTTACGATGTGTAAGTGCTGCCGACGTTCTGACCACCATTGACGGTGTACAGAGTAATCGTAGGAGCGCCAGCCAGTACGTTTGCACGGATGTTAGTACCGTCAGCAATGAACAGGCCACCCGTATTGTTAGCAACTACAACAGCCCAAGTAGCGTTGCTGATGTTGCCAGACTGATTGGTGTTCAGTTCAATGGTGACGTTCGCAGTCGGTGCAATGTAGTAAGTACCTGCTGGAAGAACGGCGGTTGCGTTACCGGCAGCTTGAGCCTGGAAATAGGCCGATGCTGCATTAGTTGCTGTACCCGCAACTAGGATTTTGTTTAAGCCAAGTGCCATGACGAGTTCTCCTTACAGTGTGAGAGAGTTATAACCCGTCACCTTAGTCATCGACTTCGGCTTGGTGCTGACCAATTCAGCAATCGTCAGCACTGCGCCAACGTAGCCAATCTGCCAGTTCGGAAGGGTCGATTCAAAGCCCGTGAACACAAACGAACCTTGCTCATGGATATAGAGCGACAGGTAGTTGCTGTTCAAGAAGTACACAGTACCTTCAGGGCAGTAAGGGTCAGGATAAATCGGCACACCAGCGACCATCAGCGCACGGAAAGCCGCTTGGGGGCCATTTGCGTCACCGTCAAAGCCGTTACCTGGAGTGATCATGTACTGTTCTTGACCAACAAAGTCTTGAGCCAGCAATGTCCAAGTACCGAAACCGCAAACACCAAACGACGGAACTTCAGCGCCGTTCTTCACGGTTCCGCTGATGTACTGAAGGATGTTTTGGCGAGTTGGGTTGACCGAACCAGCGGCGTACTGCTTCGAGCGCCACCAAGTGTAAGTCGAACGGTCGATGTTGCCGTAAACGCCAGAATCAGCGACAGCGGCTGGCAGACCGATAAACTGCTGGTTATTCGTGGTGTTGTTGTACAACGCCGTTGCCATAGCGTCCATCATCACGTTAGTCGCGTCATTCATACGCGCTTCGATCAGAGGAATAATGGCTGCGTCTTGCTGAACTGCACCTTCCATACCGAGAAACGGTACTGGAGCAATCATCAGCTTTAGGTTAAAGTCAGCGTTATAAGCGCCCTGCTGTACGGATGGCTGGTTAAACGAACCAGAGTAATCCGACCACTGAGCGTTCACAAATTGCGAACCTTGGACAGGAACGGTTACGGAAGAAACACCACCGGAAGCCTGTTGCGAGTTAGCAATCAGAGCCGCCATAAGCGGTGTCGAGTTATAGAGTTGTACGACCAGCTTCGGAATAAACGCCCTACGGGTTACGTATGTAAGTTCCGTAAATTGCGTACTACCCGTTGCCGGAAGAATACCGCCACCAATAGGCATAGTTTATCTCCGAGTCAAAGAATCCCCTGTTTTACAAACCAATGGGCTTTGGATTTTTCCGCAGCTCATTGAGTGCTTTTGCTGCCTCATCCCGCGCACCAGCAACAGGGTTTCTCCAGTATTTGGAGAGGTCGAACTTGTTGATGGCAGACGGGTTGTAGCCAGTTGGTGTGGGAGCCGCAGACTGCTGCATCCAACGCCAATATTCGGCTGCTGCTTCGTGGTTAGTAATGCCTTTTTCCAGCATCACTTTTTCCACTTCTTCAATATCTTCGTCCTTGTCAATCAGACCTTTTGACATCAACTTGTTGCGACGGTTGTTAAGTTCATCCATCGCTTCTCTTTCGCGGAGCCTTGCTTCGAGTTGCGCCACACGATTGTTGGCATTGTCTACCGCCGAGCGTGTGTAGTCTTCGATTTCAAGTTCAGGAATCGGAAGGTCAGGTTTGATCTTCTTGGTGAGGCGCAGCATATCCTTGCGGGTAGCTGGATTCTCAGCAAGTTGTCGAGCAAGCAAAGCCAGTTCATCACGGGCTTCTGGTGTCATGTCTTCGAGTGACATAGGTATCCCCTTAATAAATTAGATAACGCGCTTACCGTCACCAGGCTTTTGAACTTGCATCTTGTTCTTGCCGCCGGTGGCAGAAGCGTTTTTCAGACCACCAAACTCCGAGTAACGTGGAGTGTTGATCATCTGACCATTTTGCTGGTTGTTGTCGGTTGGGCGACGAGGTGCGGATGCGCCTCTTGGCTTAAAGAGATCCATGTGTTGCTCCTTACATAGGTTGAGGGGGTGCGCCTGGCATCTGCATACCAGGTATTGCTGGCGCTGCTGCCAAAGCCTTACCTTCCGGCGTTGCGCCACCCGCCTGTGGAAGAGTCTGAAGCATCTGCAAAATTTCAGATTGCTTGAGTTCGTTAGTCGATTCGCGCTTGCCACCAATAACGCCACTAAGCATTTTTAGGGCAGACAGCACTTTTTGGCCTTCTGGCGAACTACCACCAATTGCCGGTAACGACTGTTCAATAAGATCAATTGCTAGGCCAAGGTTGACCAACGCGCCTTCACGGTTGCCCATTTTTGGTTCTGGCGTAGACATGGGTGAAGCCATCGGTGGCGTTTGATCCGTTGCCGATGCTTCAGACGCTAATGGCGACGGTTGTTCAGGCGCACGTTGCGCTCTCATCATCTCCATTAACTTGTCTGGTGGTACGCTCATAATCACCCCAATTAATTTTGGCGATAGCAATAAATCTTTTGATAGCTTTTGTCAAGTAGGGGCGTATATTTAAGCTCCCCGCCCCCGCTGGGAAATCCCGAAGGATTACTTGCGGCCTTTACGACCTTTGCGACCTTTGCGTGCCATGACAGCCTCCACAAAATGCGGCCAACTTAACAGGGGAAGTCAGCCATACCCCATTCCTTACTAGGAATTAACGACGGGTCTTGCGACCGCGCTTCATTTTCTTGTACATCATCATCTCCTTACTCATTTCATCCCCTTACTGATCGACCATAAGACCTAGTTGACGGGCTTCGGTCAAAGCTCTTAATGGTTTGTACCCGATATTGCAAGTCTGGGCTTCTTGGCGAATCTTTCATAGGCTGAGTTGTCCCAGCGCGAGGTTGATCAGCCTTTGGTGAAATGCCATCTTTACCCATTATTCCCCCACTGCTTTCAAATCGGGTTTGCCCTGCTGAGGCTGTTGCTGTTGTTGCGGTTGTTGCGCCTGTTTCTCCTCCATGCGCTTCAACTTTTCTTTCAGCAACTGTTTCATCGGCGGTTCAAGCAAATCTATCAGAGATTCCTTGTCGATAGCGCCAGCCTTAAACATATTAAACGCTAATTGACGCAAATCTTCCGTAAATATCGGGCTATTCGAGTGTGCATCTACTTTAACAACAAAATTGTTAGTAAATTGCTTCGGAATAAACTTAACGCCCTCTGCATCGGACAATCGCGTGTTATCGTAGGCTTGCAACAGCTTTAGGTAGAGCGTTGCGACCTTTTCCAGACTATCTTCAATGATAAGCGCCCGTTTTTTTGCTCTTGAGGAGCCGAGTCGGGCAAGTTGGCTGGCGTGTCCTTGGCTTCTAACCCCAGTTTCGCCTCTTCCTGAGAGTACGCTTGTAATACCTGACGCTTCCGCGAACATCTGATCCACTTCACGTATCACCTCGAACAGATCACCAGGCATTTGCGGGGCAAGTTTCTCTACCTTGGCATTCGGCATATCTGTTGCCAACAAACCACCAGCACGGTTTAAAGCAAAGTTCTTTTCATCCAGAATGCCTGTAAAACCAACCAACGCTGTCGGCGGGGCTACCTGTTTGGACAACAAGTCCAAAATTTCTTCCATGCGCTTGTTACGCAGGGTTTGCAAGAACACTAACCGCTGTACCTCGCTCTGTCCCCAATAATAATCGTACATGGGGTTAGGGCAGAGTTGAATAAACGGCAATTCGCCTTTCAGGAATACCTGCTCACCAGGCCGGTCATAAATCACTACGTCCGGTTCGGCAATCGTGACTACTTGGTAATCCATCGTGTCATCATTCCAAACCCACAATTCGGTCATCTCAATGGTTTCTTCAGACACTTTCGCCTTGTAGCGGTTCATACCGGACAAGTCTAGGTTGACTGTACCCACCATTGTTGGGTTCGATTGGGAAAGAATGATGCGGTCAATACCGTCAGGTATCTCGATTTGCTGCGGTTTGTAGCTGGAAGTAACGCGCTTAACGATCTGATCACGCTTTGGATGCGAATACAGACGGGCGTACAACTCAGACTTGGTAATGTAGTACCGCTGCGCCATTGCTTCTTGGCGATCAGTGTAGGGCGTATCTTCTCGCAGGACACCGACTGAGGCCGGTTCCACCAAGTACGGATGGATACCGTTGTTGACGATCAGCTTGACGTAGGTGGTTCCGAACGCCAGCGCCCAAGTCAGGGCTGTTGAAAACACCTGATCGCAGTTCGAGTTCAGCCACTCATCGTTCAGAAGGCTAGTCAGTACAGGAATCTTGCGGTGTTCCCCTGGGCTGACTTCAGCGCCAATGTTGATGGTAAAGCGTGTCGTTTCTGCTGAGTACAGAAACGAAGTCAGTTGATCTAAATGCGGGAAGATTTTGTTGAAAAGCGCCGGTGGTTCTTCCGGCGCAGAGCCAAACAGGTAATACGAACGCAAGGTTGCGTAGTCTGCTTTACGCTCTTCCAGCGACACGAAGCACTTCTGGATCAAGTCCAGATAGAACTCCTCGCGGTGCAATGGGTCACTGGGGATCCGCATTAGGATTTATTTGCAGGTTGTCATGGTCGGCTATATAACTCGCAGTCTTGGGTGCTGTCAAGTTACCTAGATCTTTTGGGTTTACGCCAACAGGTTCACCGTTAATAGAACGATAACCATTGCCCTTCACTAAGCTGTCCAAATTCCAGCGAGTGCCTGACGTATTGCCCCACATCACAGCGTCACCAGGTCGCTGTTCTCTAGCGGCCTCCGGCGGCGTTTTGTTCTTGCGGGTCAAGTAACCAGACTGGCTTTCACCTTCCCGTGTTGACTTAATGTCCGTCATGTCAAAGTCCATTGCCAATTGTTTAAGTGTTTTGTCATTGTGCTTGGTCGTGTCTGACTTCAGGCCAACCGGCTGAAGATGCACAATCGACACCTCTTCATCGCATCCCTTCATCGGACACTTGGCATCAAACGACTCGAAGTAGCCGTGTGTCTGACAATGATAATCACGTAATACCTTCATAATCATATCCCCTTCAATTTATCATCAAGTGAATAACCAGAATAATCAAGACGATTCTTAATGCCCAAATCTAGTTTAATTTCACCACCTTTAACCGTTAGGCCATAGCCCCTGACCATTCTCATCTTGGGTTCTTTACGCCATTCGATCCACTTCTTGCCATATCTTTCCATAACGGCAATTTCTCCATTACGCCAAGCGTCATACCCTTTTGACACCCTGCGCTGGATTAGTTCGGTCATCGGGTACTTCTCATTGATAAAGACGTTGTAGAGCGTTTTGCGGTCAACACCGCACAACTCAGAGAACAACTCCAGCGGTATCCCGCGCCTTTCATCAGCTACAAACGCTTTGATGATTCGCAGCAACTCTTTTTTAGGAATGATGTCGATCACGCATTCCCTCCGTAGATCCCAATTCTTTTAAGGTAATCAGATACGTTTCTGCCAACAGCTACCTGCTCTGGTGTCATGTCATCGGACTTTCTACTCATCTCGCGTGTGATCTTCATGTTGATCAACTTAGGCTGCACCTGTTCGGCAAATGCCGCGCAAGCCAAAGCAGCCGCCATCACACGATCATCTTTGTTTCTGCCAGTTGCCTCAATACTTGCGCCCTCTCGAACAATGGTCTTCATTTCTTCGATTAGGTCTGTTGAGTAAAGCGCCATCATGTTTCGTTCAAAGTAATCCTTCATGTACGACAGCATTCGCTCTTTCGTCTGTGATGTCGTAATCCAACCGATGCTGTTACTGATGCCGCCTAACGTATCGTTACGCCGCCAGATGTAGTTACTCATGCTACCTAACACGTTCATCAAGTCATGACCTGCTTGACCTGTCAGCGTTGCCGCTTGACGCTTTAAGTTTCGCAGTTCGTTGATGACCGCTTGACCAGGGCCATTGACCTCAAGGTTTAGCGTCGAGTTTTTGTAAGCGCCAGCAAGGTGGGCGATCACCCAAGCAAACTGATAAGTGTTCATCTCCGGTGTCGCAAACTCTGCAACCTGCTCCATACCGTCAGCGTAGCAACGGAAGACTTGTATGCAAAAGCGATCAGCCCAATCAGAACTGCCATAAGCAGGATCTGCGCCAATAACGTAATAAGCCGTATCAACGGGTTCCTCCCATATCTTCAAGGTTGCCAAGCGTTCAGTAGACTTCACCACTTCTGTGTCCAAGAAGTTTGCGCCCATGCTGTAGCGGTAGTAATCGCAACCAATCTTCTTGGCGATCTTCATCATGTCAGTGCAACGGGCGTTCGAGAAGAACGACGTACCCGTCATGATGAACGCATAGTCTTCAGTTGGTGGGAACTCCTGATACATCAGCGCATCATCCTTGATGCCCTCATGCAGCTTCCAGCGCCACCATGCCATTTGTCTGCTATTGATCTCTACGTCGTAGAGTTTCTTAATGTCGCGTGTCCACTCTTTTTCTTCTGGTGTTAGCTTGCCATCCCAATAGACTTTGTAAATCTGTGAGTTGGCATCGACAGAATAAAATTGGTTACGCCACCAACCA